AACTGAAGAGGCTGAAAAGCCTAAAAAACAGGCTAATGTGGTTGCACCCGCAACGCGGAGCGTAGCACCCAAAAAGGTAAAGCTAACGCAAACACAAGTCGCCATCGCGAAAAGATTAGGAGTACCTATCGAATTATACGCCCAAAAGGTTGCAGAAGAAATGAGGAAAGAATAATGGCTGAAAACAGAATCAACAGAGAACTTGAAACTCGTGAGAAGACAGTACAAAAGAAGGCTTGGCAGCGACCCGAAACATTACCTTCGCCCACGCCAGAGCCAGGGTATACGTACCGTTGGATACGAACAAGCACTCAAGGTCAAGTCGATGCTACTAACGTTTCCTCAAAATTACGTGAGGGTTGGGAACCAGTAAAGGCAGTTGACCATCCAGAAATCACTTTGGTAACTATCGAGAACGAAAAGTTCAAAGATAACATTGTGATAGGAGGGTTAATGCTGTGCAAGGCTCCAGAAGAACTCAAAGATGAAAGGACTGCGTATTTCAAAGCACAGACCGATAATCAGATGAAGTCAGTAGACAACAACCTCATGCGAGAGAACGACCCTAGGATGCCGTTATTTAACGAACGGAAGACTAAGGTCACTTTTGGTAAAGGCAATTAATTTTAACAGGAGACTATTTTCATGGCTTATCCAACTATTGATGCCCCTTATGGGCTAGTACCCGTTGGTTTGATTGGTGGTCGTCCTTACACAGGTGCTACTCGACAAATGAAGATAGCTAGCAACTACGGCACAGCTATCGGAAAAGGCGACTTAGTAAAGCGTGTAAACGACGGAACTATTGAGCGTGACGGAAGTACAACCGCTTTCCCAGCGACTGGGACGTTAGGTGTTTTTATGGGCTGTCAGTATACTGACCCCAATACAAGTCAGCTAACATTCAACAATCAATATCCTGGCAGCATCGTTGCTAGTGATATACATGCGTTTGTTGTTGATGACCCAGATATTATCTTAAAAGCAGCTATCTGCTCTTCAGGTACAACAATGGCAACATTGGGAAGAACGGTTATTGGTAACAAAGCTTCAATCATTAGTAATACACTAAATACTACTAATGGTGCATCCAAGCTTGCTATCAACAACTCCGTTGCTACCACTTCAACACTACCATTTCAAATCATTGATGTAGTTGACAGCACAGCGACAGGTAGCGATACCTTCCA